AACGTGTAAGTTGACGTTAACTCTACACGTTTGGGGAGAAGGTTGTTATTAACTTAAAGCCTTCTTCCCCGCATTTATAATCTGCTCTGCAGACTTAGAAATGCTACGGACAAATGAGAAATTAATTATTTCCTTTGCCGCGTATCTTACACACACATTCAGTAGGTGTAAGATAACCTTGGTTAAAGGATCCCCCATCAGGATCCCTTTCCTCAGGATTACAAACCTTTCCGTCTCGGAATGCTTGTATCCAATAGTGTTTAACATTCCTTTCGATGAAAACACTATTTTCCGTGGGCTGTAGCACGTTGCATTTACAATCCCCCGGAGTACCCTTGGGATCCCACAGTGGATCATCCAAGCGTTACCCAGTATTCTTCCGACTCTGTGATCGAAAGAATCTGTCGCCTCCTCGTAGTCCGTGCTGGATGCGAAGAGGGGTCGATACGTCTCTCTCATTGCGATTGAGTCCATCGATTCTTCTATGATCTCCTTTTCGTGGGGACCATAGACTAGTTCTCTAAGGTTATCTGTATGCATATCCTTAAAGAAATTCCATCCTTGGTTTGATCTCTTCATACCAGAGGATGAACTGCTAATACCCTTACTCAAAGGGTACGCGCAGATCTTGCTTATTACATCCAATACGATTTTTAAGCAAGCCCTGGCCTTGGTAACGGTTCTCCCCTTACCCGGTTCCTTAACCATTGTGACGTAAGCCATTTTGAGCTCGTCCAATGGTGTCGCCATTACATATTCTAGGCATCTCCAGAATATGTATGTCGCTGGTCCGTCGTCCATGTTTATATGTTCGACGAACTTCCCAGTATCCAGGTCAATGACTTTGGCCGGGATACCGGTAACTCCATTCAATAACAGATTTTGTATTGACTGGATTGTCCCATACTCTTTCTTCAAATTTTCGAAAGTAGCTGAGGATGTTACAGAGATTTTCGCTTTCGTCGAAAGTCCTGTAAAATGATGAGGAGGTATATCAGATATCACTCTGGTAATTACCTCCTTGATGAACCTGTTCCTGATCGCTGAATCAGGGGCTGGTTCACTACTGACAGTCTTAAGAAACTTTACTTTAGACTGCAGTGTGACGATAGGTGGTGGCGTTCCACAGCCTCTCGTCTGTGAGATATAGTTTACAGATTCTATGTATTCTATATCATCATCGGTCTTTATTCCCTTGAACACCAGGAAATACGACCGCAACCAGGTGGGTACAGTTTTCCCGTACTCATCTAGTTTAGCTCCAGTACATTTGGTATGACCCATGTACTTGAGATCTCCCCTGAGCCTTTTCAAGGCTTGGTAGGAGCTTATGAGCCCGATTTCCTGCTCGGAAATCTTGCCATCAAAGAATTCGTCGGTTAGCAACCAATTGATATTCCATAGGGTGTACATGTCATATTTGTGCCATGTCCACGCCTCTTCGGTTCTACACAGATACCTCTCTGTGAAGATTCCGTCTACGGTCTTCAGTAATTCTAAGAACCTGAAAGCCCGTGATTCTTGTAAAGAAGGGTCCCCCTTTCTTCCAAGACTAATAGTCACCTTACTCGAGTAGATAGGGTCACTATTCCCTTTTAAAAAGGATTTTATCCTTTTTATCATGGTATTAGCCCATGCCCTCTTCGAAGGACATGTGCTATTTCGCAACTCCATTAGGGCCTTTCCCC